GGCCTTAGAACGGAGGTCGTCGAGAAATATCGCCCAGTCAATGGGCAATAGCTCGTAGATGAGCTCCGTACATATGGTGTCACTCGCCATCGAGAGATCGATGTTGCAAGCCCACGCGCAACACCGTCGCGCGCGAGAAGCTGGTTGACCGTCTGATCATCCAGATTGACACCAAATCGCATAAGCCTTCGCCTAAGATATCTTCCGACCCCCTGTTGGAGGAAGGAATTCATCGTCGGTTCGGCACTGATCGTTCGATCAGTCTTTGCGTTTTTAGGCACAAAGATAATGCGATTGCCAGACACAACTCTAAAGCACGAGGGAAGAACTGAATAGTTCCCTTCGGGTCTGATGCCAGAAATGGCCTCAAACCATACGGGGTCCGACTCAATTACACTCCTAGCATACTTCATGGCATGAGCTGTGACTGTGAGAGGAAGAGCCGTGATTTTCTTTTCCACAGACGCCTCTGACCTTCGTAGGTCAAACGTGGCGCCTGGGCCCCATTTACACCAATCGAGCATCAAGGAAACCTTAAGTGGCCCGAGTATAGCGGCTATTTTACGCTGAGCGTCAAAAATGACGCTTTGAACGCGACCAGGAGTTGGTCGAAGCCGAAATCCTCGGAAGTACTTGTTGGTCTCATGACACTTCTCCTCAGCCAGTTTCCACTTGGCAAAGGCGACGCGGTCTTTCTCGATACCAAAGTCCAAATCCCTAACTTTCGAAAGGAACTCAGACGACAGATAATCGAGCGCAAACCTTGTCGAATCAGCGTAGTCAGCAGCTCTTAGAGAAGTCTCAAAAAGAGACTCAGAACCATATCGCAAAGATATGGCGGCTGCTAAGGTCTTTGAGGAATTCATATCCTCTAGTAGACAGAAGATCGCTCTCTGCACAACACCATCACTGGTGACCTTCGACATAGGAACTCCTTAAAGGAACAACAAGAGCTCATCAGCACAGAGCTGCTCTAGGCCTAGAAGAGGATTAAAATCCCCATCCCAGCCAAAAGCAACAGAATGATGATGAACTCTCCCATTGGTGGAATCGACACAGACACCTCCGTTAGAAGATGTACTGCAGCGACTCCACGACGGACACAATGGTAGCATCGCCGTCAAGCAATGCAGCCATCTTCCGCAGATCCTTACGGTTCTGCAGAGTGGACCGTTCTGGCATAACGAACTCGCGAAAAGCTCGCGGAACGTATGCCACAGTGGGCGCCGGCGTAAAGC